TGAGTATGTAACATCTTATATTCAAAATCACATTCAACAAATGCTGGGTGATTTTTAAGATAGTGTAATACAGATGCGTGGTCTCTATTAATCATTCTGCCTATTCTTGTCTTGGTATATGATGTATACTTGTTGACAAGATAAGAGAACAGAACTCTAGCATTAACTAAATTTCTAGTTCTAGTGCGGCTAGATATTTCTTCTTTATTAACATTACAGACAATACAGACAATCTGCATTATCTTCTCATGTATCTGACTTGTATTAGTCTCTTCCATAACAGTTGTGCTATCCTCATTCATATTATACGAACATGTTTCTAAATCCATAGTCATCAGATACTTCTAAAATTTTATTAATTTCTCTCGCTTGTTTAACACTGAATAATGTTGGGTCATTCAGATACTTTCTAAGTGTAGGTAAAGATATATCAGTCATCTTTGATAATTGATTTCTTGATAAACCTTTATTACTCATCTCGCTTGTTAATTTGTTTTCTTTTCTCATTTCGTTTTATTTTGATTATAATTCATCTATCCATGTAAATTCGTAAGGCTCTCTCGTTTCTTCAACAAAGTAATCTTTATACATTCCTAAAAGATGTTTGTACTTTGCTCTACCTCCAGAAACAAAATCATCTCCACAAGTATATACTCCTATATTATATGGAGCCGACTTTTCTATAACTACGAATATAAAGTTCTTGACTCCAAAGGCATCAGAATAGAATGCTGATTGTCTATCATATCCGTATTTATAGGCTGAACTTTTAAATCCTCTAGGTGTAGCATCCTGAGTTGTTTTGATGTCCATGATGTAACCATCTTCAAGATTAACCCAGTCAGCCTTACATTTACAAAGAACGTTAGTGTCAGGGTCTTCCCAAACCATGACCTCTTCAGCCTTACCTTTAGACAATAATTCAGTAGCCTCAACAGAAGAATAAATTCTATTTCTCATTCCAATCAAACTATTCCATTCGACTGGACTTAATATAATCTTACCCTCATTACATTCAGCAAACTCTTGAGCCATAGCCTTACCGTCTTTAGTACGCTTATCCATCTTAGGCTCCTTCACAACAAGTTCATCGAACTTATCAGGCTCCAGTATACAAAGGTGAAAAGCTCTACCGAATATCAAAGCCTTAGTCTCTTCTCTGAGTTCAGGATTATCTTTGTAATGCTGATAATGTGCTGGACTAACGGCTATCTTACCTAACTGAGAATTTGTAACAAAGTCAAAGTCAGAGTAGTAAGCCGAGTCGTCAGCAAACTTCTTTATAAACTTTCCAAACATATTAAGCTATTTTATCTAAAGCTTCAGCTATTAAATTTTCTTGAGGTTTAGTTAGCGTATAATTTGATAATTTACCTCTAACTAAATCACCCTTACCATCTTTAATAGCATCTAACATAGCTTCTAGCTGAGGTGCAGTAAGTTTAGATTTTGTCGTTGTATTCTTTTTTGTTGGTGCTGGTTTTGATATAGCGTTGTTCACCTCATCAGCGGATGCTACTGAAGTATCAATACCTATACCAAAATTACCTAGAACTCTACCCCAGGCTGAAGTCTCACAGTTCTCAATGAAGCTAGTCTTATTGATGTAACCATCAGCTTGTGTTTCATGAGCGTGAGCCGTAGCCATAAGAACTCCATCAGGATTAACTATACTAGCTTTAAATACACAATGCTGTTCTGTGGCTTGAATAAGCTCAGTAACTAAGCAGTGATTAGGATAATTTTCTCTGAAAAATTTGAGTCTTTCGTTTACTGGGATATACTCTTTCCCTTTGATGTTAATTGTTTTCATTGTTGTTTAATTTAATTAAAGTGTGAGCAAATGTAATAAAAAAGTTTTACATCTGCAAATTTATTCTATACTATTTAAGTCTTCTTTTAGTTCTTGCATGATAGAACATCTTTCATAAAGTTCTTCAGCGGTAAAGTAATCTATAAGATAATCTATAACTAAATTTATTTCATCCTGCTTACCAGTCTGATTAAATACTTGTTTTAAGTTATCTGAATTATCTACAAGGTGATGATATAATTCATCTTCTAAAATAAACTCATCTAAGTTTCTATATTGAGAAATAGACTCTACTACTATTCTAAATATAATTGGTCTTAATTCTTTAAGGGCTTTTTTAACTTCTTTATCCATAGTAGTAATTTATTTAATAATATAAACAGCACCATTGATGCAAAAGTAAATATAGTTATTCCCAGCAAGAAAAAAAAGAAACTGAATGAGATTATCTTAACAATTATTTCGAACATACTTCTTCTCTCCATTTTATAAATTCTACCATTTCTTTTAACTTTTTTATATTGTGTGTTGATAAGACTAATTTGTTCCAGTTCCTATTTATATCTAATGATTGAGGAAGCATAGCTCTTAATTGTAAAGACTTAACAGTCTGTTCGTTAGTGGATTGATTTGTAGTTGTCATAATGTTTTTTTTTTAAAATGATATAACTAATAGTTGGTTTAACCAACCAAATATAATTTCATAATCTCCATTAAGATACCTTTTATGTGTTACTTTAATAGAAGGTATAATATAAAGTTGTGCTACTGTGTTAGCAAAGTATATTTTCATAATTTTAGTTTTTTAATTGTTTAACAAATAAGTTGGTGAGCCTTTCTTTATTCCCTTACTGTACGGGCAACGGGGTGGATTTGCTCGGTCATTTGCAACTGACTTTTACCTATCATACCAACAAGTTTTTACTTATTTGTAACATATCTATCTCATAATTGTATCTACTTGCTTGTCGAACTTGAGGTCTCAAATTGCGACATCAAGCTAAGATTGATATGTCAGAAATCGCTAGGAAATCCTAACGACTTCGTTTCTCACACAACACTTACATCATAAAGTTGGTTGCTGAGATTGATATGTTAATGTCAAATATACAAATTAATTTCGTACATAAGGTTTTATATATATAGGCTCCCCTTTATTAGCTACTGAATGTTTTTCAGCTATATAGTAATTCCAGTAAGCTGTAATAGTATCTTCATGTTTATATTCATCAGGCATACATTGTGGCGGAGGAGTAAATTCTCCGTCAGGAATACCTTGAGGAGCGTGGCATAAGTGCGACCAGCATTTGTTGATAGTGAGATGCTCTTTGCCGTAACGTTTGTTATACTCATCTCCTAAGTGCATCATGTGTCTGAATAGCCAAGTATAGTTAGCTCTATTTTGTCTAGCCCATACGGTTGATGGATGATTATAGTGAGCCTTTTTATATGGCACTTCATTATTTCCGTAGTGGTGATGAGCCGTACATAACATTTGAGCTGACTCTAATATCATTTTGACAACGTGCTTATTGTATTGATACTCAGCTGACTTTTGTGGGTCTCGGTGTAAATAAAATATGTTCATTGTGTTTTAAATTAAAAATCATTACTATCTATTATTTGTAATTCGCTAACGTGATTTACATAGTCCCACCAAAAACCTTGCTCTCCATGTATTATTGAGTCTTCTCCAAGGCAAACCATAAAAGCGTTTTCTTCATCTTCATTAATCAAATTATATATTAGACCTTCAACTTCATCTACATAAGGATAACCTTCATACCATTTAATATCATCTGCTTTAAATATAGCGTAGTATTCTGTGTGTTTAATGTTAGGTGTTTTATCATATTCAGTCCAACCATACGTTCTTACACCAGACTCAAAGACATCATTTAAATCATACTTGTTTAGTATATCGAAAACTTTTTGTTGATAATCTTTTTTGACACCAAAAATTACTGTACTTCTAAATCCCATTTTGTTTTTTTTTATATTGTTAGTATTATAATTTTAATTAAGTTCTTTTAACGTATTCCATAACTTCATCTTCTATCGCTTCATAGTCCATAAAGTCCCAGAATAATTCTGTAATATCTATACCGTTATACTCGACTTTCTTTATTTCTATATCTTCTTCTGGTGGTAGTTGCCAGCTACCACTATCCGAGTAGTATCTGTAATCAACTTCTATTGTGTATGTATCTTTCTCAATAGAATAGCTATCTGATATTAATCTTCTCATTGTTTTAGTTATTAAATGTTAGTTATAAAATTGTAGATTATTGATATTATCATAGTTAAGAACCCTAAGTACAACAATATGTATTTTATAATTTGTTTTCTCTTATTTTCCATAATACTCATCTCTATCGCTAGTTATATCTAATGTGTTTTCTAGTAGTGTTTCTACTTCATCATATCTTTCATTAAAGAAATCTTGAGCCTCCTCTGTAAAGGTTGTTTGATTTTGTTCTGCATCAAACCAAAATGTTTCTTCGTGAAAGTTTAGTTCTGTGAGTTGTGTAGCTATCTCGCTAATAAACTCCATCCATTTGTCGTTTGGTATTCTGTGTTTACTCATGTTTAATTATTTATGTTATTTAATTCTTTAATAAATTCTACTACTGATTCGTATGTAAGTTCAAGGTCAAATTCGTAATGTGATATTTCATTGTCCCAATCATACTTACCTACTTCT